TCTCTTAGTTTAGTGTGATATGGTTTTGCTTCTTCTATGTAAGCAATAAGATCATCTGTAGTATCTGGTCTGAAAATGGGATCTTGATCCGCAGTTTGATTTAAACCAACGGCCTTTATATACGTTGTCTTAAATGCCCAATCAACAAGTAATTGTTCACTGTGAACGTATCTTATCATTTTGAAGAATAGAAGATTTTGTTCTAAGTCTGTTAAAATATCGTTTCGTAGGGCATCAATAACTTCTTCAAAAGCCAAATCTCTTCCATTCAATCCTGTTAATACATCAACATTTCCATAGGTTGGATCAAAGAATAAATCAGTATCAAATTCAATAGTACAATCCTCTTTCCCAACTAATACCCAAGGATTAAAAGTATCACTTGAGGTAAATTCATACAATGCAAAAAGGTTAGTATTATCACCATTAGAATCATTGACTTTAACTAATACACCTTCAACTGGATTTGGTATTGCATCTCTCTCAGCAATGGTGTCAACAGTGATATCTGCTTCTGTGTTTATATCAAATCCTTCAGCAAAAAAATCTACTAGCTGCCAGAAATCAGCAACTCTAAATGCTTCACTGCAAATCTCTGTAAATATTGGCTTTCCTAACACATCCGTTCCATCAAAACTGTAAACTTTCCAAAATCCTTCCGTTTCTACAATCCCGTCAACAAATATTTGGTCGCCAACAGTTAATCCTGGAACAACAAACAAGGCATCTCTTTCTTCGTTGTTTGTGACATGGAAATCATATTGACACACAGTTTTATCTCCGTCTACAAACTGCGTTGGTTCATCGCTTTTATTGAAAAGATTATTAAACAGATCTGTTCTCGTATCAACAATACAATCTTGTGACAGAAGATTATTTACACAATCTATAAAAATCCTTCCAGCCTGTTCTCTATCAGTAAACCAGGTTTGTCTTGGACGGATAAAGTTTCCAATTTTTCTACTCTCTTCAAGATTTGGATCTGGATCAGGATCGTTGTTTCTGTCAAAACCAACAAGGCTGTCTTTCATTTTCTCCCAGAAACGATCGGTCGGAACATCCGTTTCGTCGCCTTCTCTTGTAAGTACCCAATCTCTATGGCGATTAACTTCTGATCTCTTAGAATTAAATGTTAGCTGTAACACCGAATCATTATTAGTAAGGAATGGTTCAGTGTTGCTAAGAATCATCGCATTTTGATTTACAGGAGCAAACCATGGAATTCCTGCGCCTGTTGGATCTGTTAATTGTCTTGCAACTTGAGCGACACTTAAATCTCTATTTTCAACAGTTGGGATAGTTTCACTATTCTTAACCCAGAAATAGAAGAATATTTCTTCTTCGCTAGTAAGTTGATTAACTACTATTCTTTGGGTGAACGGAGGGTTATCACTTTCTTCCGCTTTGAACGCTTCGCCGGATGGTTTATAACGGAAGCTTTCTTCCGGTTGTTCTGCGACACTTTCAACAAGATCTGCCCATTCTGTAGGCGGCACAGTAGATCGTACCCATTCATAAATATCAATTGATTTTCCGGGGGCAATCCTACCCCATTTGTTGCGGCGTTCACGATTTGAACTAGTCTCATAATTTGTATACTCCACTGTTGATAGATCCCACCATACTTCGCCGACATGTTCTTCGCCCCAAGATTGATCAGGGTCAATTTGGAATAAACTTTCATCTCCGTCAGTGTATTTGGCTGTATTGAATTCTAATTTGAAATCTATTTCTTTTAATGTTTGTGCTGGGAACAAATTTTTTGCCGGGTCCCAGATACTAAGTCTAATATCCGTTATATTTGTGTCGCGATTGTAAACAAGTGCTTGTTCGAAAAGTTCTACATCAATGCGTTTGTTTTGAATGCGTCTTACGTTATCAAATTCAGTCACTATCCAGACTGGAGAATTAGGTTGTGTTTCTGTATTTTGGAAGACATTCCATAAATCTAATCCATTAGCATCCACAGAAGAGTTATCAATAAAGGTATGCTCCCCGTTGTCCCAAGGAATTGGATTTCCTCTTGGATCCAATGTAGTATCTCTATCGGTTCCGACAACTGTTCCATTTTTAAATCCAAGCTCACTAAGTGCTGTGCCAGAACCTTCAAATAAATTTATTCCAACCGAAGAACTAATTTTTAAAGCTCCTGCATCAGACGTAGCCGTAATGCCAGATATTGCAGCGACAGTAATATCTGTAATTGCATCGGCAACTGTTGTTCCTGTTGAAAGAACTACGTTAACACCGTTGATAGTAATATCTTCACCGTTAATATATGTTGCTCCAATTGTTCCTGTTGTTGATATGCCGACTGCTTCCGTCAAGAAACGTGCTTCGGTAAATACCCCAATCGTGCCTTCAGAAATATCTATCTCTTCAATATTAGTAATTGGAACATTAACTCTGAAATGATTTTCTCTTCTAATTGTAATATTATCTGATGAAATTGGTGTTGCTAAAAGAAACCTTATATTATTTCCTGTGCTGGTGGTCACTCCAATACCAAAACCAACATCTAAGGATGGATCAAATCTAAGATCTACAAGTGGAGTTCCTGATATGTCTGCTATTTTAATACTTTCACCGGCAGTATTTCGAATAACCACAGCACCATCAACATTTTCTGCTTCTATGTCATTAATTGCCACATTGTTAATATCTTTAACAACGGAATCTACTGTTGGAGTTTGCGCTGTTATCGTTCCGGCTGTAAATCCAAGATCGATAAGAGCATTACTAAATGTTCCTGCGGTAAATCCAAGGGTAGCAAGGGCAGTTCCTGATCCTTCTGCTAATGTCAATGTTGGAGACGTGGAGGTGATTTTTAATGTTCCAGCATCATCCGTAGCTGTAATGCCTGGAATTGCAGCCGTAGTAATATCTATAACTGCGTCAGCAACTGTTGTTCCGGTTGATAATGTTACAGTTGTTCCATCTATTACAATTGTTTTACCATTTACATATGTGGCGCCCGGATCTCCTCGTTCTATTGTTATCCCGTTGGCTAATATTATATCACCGGCAGTTGAAGAAATTTGGAGAGCTCCATTCGCGGTAGCTACAGTGATAGGAGGAACAAATGGAGTTGCGATGTCCGTCGCAATAATATCTATTATTGCATCATTGATAGTAGTTCCTGTAGAAAGAATTACTGTTGTGCCATTGATTATTATTGTTTCATCTTGTTGATAAGTTGCTCCTGCTGTCCCTATTGCTGTTGCCGGATTTGATGCTGTTAATACAACATACATTTCGTTAAGTTCAAATACATTACCAATTGTTAATGTTGTTGGCACATCACCTATTATTTCAGTTACTTCTCCACCTCCAATTTCGTAATCTGTTAAATATGTCAGTGTGGTTTCATTTAATTTGACTGTTGTGTTAGTTGTTGTTGTGGAATTTGGATGCAATGTTGCTCCGCCTGTAGCAAATGTATCGATTATTCCATCGCCATCAAAACTAAATCCAATATCACTAACTAAGAATGATCCAATCAGAGATGGCGTAACTCCAAAAACGTTGTCAATCATTACTAGATCGCCATTATTCAATCCGTGTGGATCGCTTAAAGTTGTAGAAATATCTATCGGATCGCCTTCTTCAACAGCTACTTCAGCAACTTCCCATTCTGGAGAAGATGTATTATCAAACAAGCTAGTGTATCTAAATACCATAAACTCAAAATTGAAAACAGCTCTTGGATCATCATCCGTCAAGTTATCAGGATCGTTTATAGTATAAAAGTCTCCGATGCGATCAACCCAAACAGTATCTCCAAATGCTAGATTTTCATCTTCGGCCAACACTCTTAAATCATCAAATAGATCATTTCTTTCTGCAATTGTTTGAACACGATGCGTAACTTCGCTTTCTAATGGATATCCAGCTATTCTTATATCTGTTCTAAGTAGATAAGAACCATTTATTCTTTTTAGTGTTGTATTGGTTAAATCTCTAAATGGAAACGTCACATTTTCATCATCAGGAGCACGTCTTAACCACCTTTCATCATTTGGAGCAATAAGAAGGACATCATCAAACAAAGTGTCTTCTATTGACACTATTGCTCCAGATAGATGGGCTGACGCTTCAGTATTTTTCTGTCCGCGCAATAACCCGTTAAGATTATTTCCTGATTTAGAAGTGTAAAATAGAATTTCATCATCTATTTTGATAACAGCGGATGATGGAAAATTGCTTGCATCTGTTATTTTTAGAGTATCAATTACGCTATCAATGCCGTCTCTTAAAATAGATCCTTTAAATTCAACAAGTTGTGGGTTGGCTTTTATTTCTTCTTCTCTAACCAACAACTCTACAGTAATAGAATCTTGAATAGCGCCATATTCGCCCAGTCTTAAAGCCCATTCTTCAAAAAATTGTAGTTCTTCGGCATCTGTAGTTGCGTCACTTCTTAGAAGTCTATCAAGAACTTCTGAAGTTCCTTTCTTTCGAATGAATCCCTGCATAAATTGAAACTGTGTATCATCACTCAACAATAGATTGCTAAGATAATCACGAGTCTGAAAGCCAAATAATCTTCTTGCGGCATCTTGGATCGCTGGCCTTTCAACTACATCTTCTATTTCAAAATAACGTCGAAAATCGTTAGTTATTTTTTCATAGTTAGGTAGCAAATTGTTTTCTGTTATGATAAATCCTGGAGCATCAAATCTTCCTACCCATCCACCTGCTCTAGTAGTGAAAATCTTAAATCTTGATTGTCTTAATTTGAGCAATGGATTGTAAATTAAATCATTAAAAATGGTTCTATTATTAAATGTTAAAACATGCTCAAATTCTGCAATAAACAATCTTGCTGAGTATATCGCTTGCTCTTCTTCAGGAAGGATTGTTAGTTCATCATTAAACCTTGTTACAAAAGTTTGTTCGGGCTGAATCACTCTGCCATCTCTGTCAAGAAGACTATAAACTCCGTTGATAATTTGTTCGATACTTTGGATTGCTCCACGTTCTGTTTTGAATTTTATTTTTGTTGCAGAAGGACTTAATGAAATCAATGATCCCACGGCCCAACGACCCAATGACCAGAATAGATATTGTTTTCCTGATAAGCGCCAATTATTAACTTCATTTGAATCAACAGTATCAACCTCATCAAAAATCCAACCTCTGCTTTCTAAGAATTTACCATAACTTATCAGAAAATCATAAACCTCTTGTTGCGTTTGAAATTCTGTTCCATACGGAATTTCTTGGATTTGATCGTTCTTAAATAAAGTTGATTCCGATACTCGAATAGTTCCTATGTCAATTGCAATTTGTCTACTTGTTTTAACAGGAGGAATTATTTTAAAAGAAGGGTCAAGGACATCATATCCAAATACTGCCCATCCTTTTGCTACTCTTTCTATTATGACTCCGCTGTAAATTTCTTCGCGGATGCTTCTATTTCTGTAGAGGTTAACACCGATATCTTCTTGTGGAACTAAGCCAAAATTGTCAGCCAATATTCTTGTTGCATCAGAATTTATAAATCCGGCCATCTTATGTCCAAGGCGCGGCTGTAATCCTCTAATAATGTCGCCGAATATGTCAGTTATTGATTGACCATTACTAACAACAAAATCTGTCATCCATTGTTGAATTCCATCGCTTGTAAATATTGTTTCATTAGGAAGTTCTTCTCCATGAACTGTAATTTCTGAATGGCGTTTTCTATCTTCTGTATCAGTGCTAATCCATTGTGGACTTTCCGCTGGATCATCTTCATAGCGGAATAATTGTAATTTTGGATCCCAACCAAATTCAATGAAACGGGCAGGTTTCATTAAGTAACTAATCTGCGCTATAGCAAATGACCAAAATTCTCCACGACGGAAAACTGTTTCCACTGGTGCATGATCACCAACTTTCCAGTCTGCTTTTGCATCAAGAGCGCCAGGTTGAGTGGCAATTCCAAGAGCAATTGGATCTAAAATACTCCCAACAGTATCCACAGGAATTGGAGCAGTAGGTCTTGCAAATCTTTCGTCTACTCCTTCTCTAGTTCCTCCGGCAATTGTGCCAATCCGCATGTCGTCCCACAGAAGTGTATTTGTGCTAGTGTATGGTGAAAGTCCATAACGGGCATCCCAATAATCTGGCTTCTGGCTAAAACCAAACATCTCCCATGGATGTGTATTTGGTCTGTCGGTATCGTAAAAGAGCTTAAAGATTCCTCTCCAGTATCCCGGCAAATCTTGCTTTCCATAATTAAACGTAAATGGATCGTTTTGATTAAAAACTTCATTTGTTGCCAAATCAAAATTATGAAAAGTTGCCCATCTTTGGATTATTGGAGTTAAGAGTTGGTTAAATTCCTCTAAGGAATAATCTCCTTCTCTAAATTCTGCTTCGACAAAATCTATAGAGGTAAAATCTGGAAGTTCTTCTGTTTTATATTCTTCTGGGATCGAATCAAAAATATTATTTTCCAATTCTAAGATTACGTCATCACGGAAATCATCAAACGCAACAATTACACTTCCGTCATGCATTTGAATCATGTTCACTGAAGTCTTGAGTGTTTTATCTTCGAATATTTCTGGTTTGAAAACAGGAAATACTCCTAATCTACTTGGACTTGGCGGAATAAATGTTGCTTCGTTATTTGCTCTTGTTCCCATTCCACTAAATGCGAATGGAAAATCTGTTGTCTTTGCTAGATTAATCGAATCCAATGCATCTTCAACCCACAATGAAGGAGAATCAACAGCATCATCATGTATTCCATCATTAAAGAATTCGTTGATTTTTCTCAAGAATTTATTCCTAAATCTTGAGAATTCTCTTTCCGCAAAACGGACAGAAAGCATAAAATCAATATTTCTGTTGCTTCCTAAAGCCATTAGCTTCAACATTGGTGCTTGGTGTTGAAGTATTTCTGTTCCAAGACTTCTGTCCTGTAAAGTTTCTCTCCAATTGTTAGCTCCGTTTGCGTTTCCTACAAGACCTTCTTGATTTTCAATTATACTTGTAAAATGTGCAAAATATTCGCTGTTAGCAATAAACTCTACTTCTTCGTTATCTGGATTGCCTTCCAAATTAACCGGTATTTCATACGTTGTATCTTCTGTTTCAGGAATTTCCGTAGAAAAATAACGAACTTGGACTATATCATCATTTTCAAAAAAGTCAAAAAATTGAATTTGATTATCAACAATATCCCATCTGCGATCTGTTTTTTCATCACCATTAACAAATACCTGAACTTCGTCGTCATTTTCGGGAGTTAATGTAAGATCAAAATTACGGGTATCATCATCAGCAATAAACGTATCAATCAAAAATTGTCTACTTCTTATTTTGGACAAATGCCAATCATTGTTAAAGATATCCTCTGCTGCTATTTCACCAATTCTTTTATGGAAATAAAAACCAGGAATTTCTTGTGCTGGCGTGCCGAAATTAAATCTATCCGTTACTAAATGATTTTGAAATACAATTTCACCAAATTCATTAAATTTTAGTGGAATACCCAAAACTTCATCGAGCGGCTGGCGGGGATCATCATTTATTTGATAGCTGAAGAGTTTACTTCCAGCAAAATCGCTCAATGGATATTTTCCCGGATCTTGAAGTTTTGTTGTTTCTGTATCATATAACTGAAATAGCGGAGATTGATTGATAACATCTTTTTGTTGCGCTAAGAGCCATTGGTCGTCTGCGTTATTCCAATAGTAAGAGTTTCCCTGATGCACAAGACCTAGCAAAACTTTTATTTGGTCACCATCTGCCGGCGCTCCGTCTTCGTTCTGTCCATCGGCAATAAGAGTTAATGTTAATCCACCTGCTGTTCCAATACCATCAACTTTAAAAACTCTGTTTTGATACAAAGTTCTTTCTTCGATTATTGTTACATTATTAGGAATAGGAATACCAATACCCGTTATATCTACAAACGGCGCGGTTAACGTAATCACAGAAGAAATTACTGTATCGATAACATATTCACCATCTTGTGCAGGAGTACCAGTAAGAGATATCTTCATTCCTGCTTCAAATCCCAACGCAACAAAATCGGCGGCAGTGGTTATAATGGTATCAAGTCCAAGAATGATGTCAAGTGACGGTGCTGAATAGATGATATTGATAAACTCGTCCCATTCGCCATCTGGCGGATCTTCATTATCCCATGGACCAATATCCCAATTTCCTTGTAATGATGGAGCACCTGTAAATAGAATTATGTCACCGTTAGAAATGGTAATACCATCAATAACAGGAGCATTAATTAAGCCAATAAGCTGTAAATCTGGATCAGTTGTAACGTCATCTCTTACAGTCACCGGCTCCCGTCCAAATGTTCCATGATTAAAAAGTTCAAGATCTTTACAGAATTCAATAATGGGTCTAAGAGCTTGCCTTTCTAACGCTATAGAAAGCTGCGTTGGATTTAATTCATCGCGATGATACCATCGATTTCCAACACTCCAGGCACTTCCATCTCTAGAACCACGCTGAATTACAATATAATCCGGAGTGTCGAAAGAAATTGCTAATTCTGGTGCAGGGCCATCCCACGGTCCTTCATCCCAAGCAACAAGTGGATCATCCCAAAGATATTGAAAGAGCTCAGTCTCAAGTAACAGATCAAACGATACACCAATTCCATCTACAATAAACACTCGATCATTGAATAAAATGTCTACATCATTTTCAAAAACAACGCGCATTCCATCAAAAAATTCTATTCCGTCAATAATAACAGGATCTGATGTTCCTAATTCTCCACCGATATTAGTGAGAACGCTTATGCGAACAACATCGGGGCCGGCAGGAAACCAAAAATAGTTTGTGAAATTCATTAACTTATCGAGGTCAACACAAGGAGCCCAAGAATAGAATTCTGTGTCGAATAATCTATCTTGGTTGTTAACCAACCCACCCTGAAATCTTAGAAGATTCAAAATGTCTTCGTAGAACATTATATTTGTAAGGTCACCTGTATCGGGGTCCGTGCTTATGGTAGTAGGTTCGAGTTGGTAATCGCGACGTTTATTTGTTGGTTCATTGATATAAAAATCTTCACCTTTTTCAAAATGTGCTGGAATATGGCCGATAAATCCTGCTAGTTTTTCTGATACTTCGGGTTGATACAAGTGATCCCCCGAACCAGCAAAAAACTTTTTTATTAAATCAGTGTTTAAAAGTGCAGGAAGTCGTTCGGTGACACGTCGTCGAGCAACTACATTTTTTTCTTGATCGGGATTTTTTTCAGTTACCGGTCTTGGATTTTTACTGCTATCTACCATTATCAATCACCAATTCTTAGAATACTGTCGTTAAATGCATTTACTATCTGCACATCAGCAACTTTAGCTGAACTTATAAACACTTCATCGGCAGCACTTCTGACCTGAAATAGTTCTCCGAATTTTTGCTCTTCATCCAGAGGAACAATAACAACAGAACCAATGATGGTTGCTAAACTTTGATGGATGAACGCTGCTAGTTCAGTAAAATAGAAAGTCTCTCCAAAATCAAAATTATTGATCGCAAAAAATTCATTGATAGCTCCTATAACGCCAGCTTTAATTTCTCCGTCACTTGATGTTGTTCCTTCAACTTTCGTGACTTTGAATCTAGCTTGCAACTGATCTTCGGCTTGCCGTCCAAATAAAATTTTATATTTGACTGGATGCCATACAATTTCATCGCTAATCATTTTGTTCTCTATTTCTTCTGCAAATAAAATCTGTAGTTGTTCATTTGTCGAAGGGATCGGCAATTCATCACGATCTCCATCATCATCAATCCATTGTCTTATTTCAATATCATAAGATGTTGTTAACACAAAAATGTCAATAATATTTGTAATCGCTGGATCGATTCTTTGGTCAGTGGGAGCAAAGTGTTTCCATTGAAAAAGTAAATCATCTCTTCCGCGTCTTATAAAATAGAGATCGTTAACCAATTCAAATTCGTCATCTCCTACTGTCGGAATAGTTGATCTATAAAAATTTCCAGTATCTCTAAAGAAAACAACATCTCCGTCGAAGAGTTCTGCGGGATCGAGCGTAAGTACAATTGTAGTAGGAAATACGGTTGTTATAAAATTAAGAGGCTCAATGTTAAAAGCTTTAACTACTGTTTCTGTCGGCCTAAACTCTTCGAAGCCATCAATATTGATAAAAGATTCCCAGAACAACTCCGTTTCATCTACTTGTTCGTCAGGAAGAGTAAGACTAACTGTATCTCCCGCAGCTAGACCTGTCACTTTTGTTATTTCTTCAAAAATAGTAGGATCATCTGGAATGCCATCTTCATCTGTGTCAGTAAATGTTAATTTAAGTCTTCTGGGATCAACAAATCCATCATCTTCTACAAACACATCTTCTATATTCCAATCAATATTTTCTCCTATACCAAAGCATGGATTGATTTCTTGGAAATCTATATCTGTTATGTTGTCCAATCCTAAATCTGCTAACGCCGTTCCTGTTCCTTCTTCTAATGTAAGAGCATTTTCTGAAACAATTTTTAGAAAACCACCTTCGTTTGACGCAGTGATACCATCTATATTTTCAGCATTAATATCAATAACAGCATCATCTACTGTTGTGCCTGTTGAAAGAGAAACTTCATTGAAATTTATTATAATAGTTTGTCCATTTACATACGGGCCAGTAGAAGTTCCTACAACCACTGTTGCAAACGCTGGATTTACTTTCAATACTCTAATAAAATCTTGAATTGTTAGTCCTGTTTGCGTATCAACAATTTTAGTAGCTTCTGAATGATGAAAGCGAACCTCGTCTGTGCTTTCAAAAACATAATCCAATCCGCGCGAAATAAATCTCCAATTTGTTGGACTAAATTCTGCTCGAATTAGCCAACTAGCATCTCTTCCTAATCCTGTTAAATCTCCAGCAAATTCAAAAGAAAACGGGCTTGTAGTATCAAGATTATCACCAGTAATAACCCTCCAAGCAGTTGCGACTTCATTGTATCGTAATCCAAAACTGTTCTTTTGTACGATTTGCGATTGTATAGCAAGAATTTCCAGATCATCAAATTCAGTCTTAAATGGTGGAATAATAAGCCTTACAAAATCACCGTCATCTATTGGTTCTGCAAGACGTACTGCTCCGTCTCCATTTTCAAGAATTGTATCTCCATCGCCGACTACATCTACAATAGAAACCCATCCTGCATTGTTAAACAATACTAAACCACCTTCATTCATATGAAATTCCGGATTTGAAGGAGAAACTGCATCGCCTATTGCGATTGGCACTAATGGTCCTGGACCACCACCATCGGGATCTACAAAAAATCTTCCTGTGCTAGTGTTAACCGCATTAGTTGCGTTAAACCAAAATACATGGGTAGCTGGAACGCTTTCATTAAACTGTCCAGCAACCTCGGTTGTAAATCTTGGATAATGAAAATAGAAAAAATGTTTTCTGTCTAGTGCTCTTACAAGCGGAGCAATTATTTGTGATACAATTTCATCATCAGAAATATTAGCAGGAAGTGCTAGTTCTTCTAGTGTGCTGTTGAAATTAAAATATAATAGTCCATCTTCTGCAAACAGATTGACATTTTGCGCGAACCCTGTTGGATCGTTAATGTCGATATGTCTACTGAACCCACTATGAATTCTATTAACAGCTTTTATTCTTGCTGCTTCTGGGTTTCTTAACGGAAAGACATTATAATCTTCTCCATTAACCATTCTATCTTGTGTGAAGAAAACTTGTGGAGCACGTTCTTTAACAGAAGCAGAAGTTTCACTCGGTGTCGAATTCGAAACAGATTCTTGCAGAGAAAACGTAAAGCTAACAAAAAAAGTATCATTATTAACACCATCAAAATAAGGAATATCGAGACGATTATTTCTCATATTTTCTGGTTTGATTGTAAATCGCACTCCTGCTGATTCTCTATACCATATTCGGAAAAGACCAGTAGGAACATTAGCAAATCTTCCATCAGCAAAACGGATACTTATCTGATCATTTGGACGTGTGACAACGTTAAAAATATCTCTTTCGCTTTTTTCAAGACTGTTAAAGATAACATTATTGCCAACAATCGCTGGAACTTTCGTCCATTCTTGAACAATAAATCCTTGTTCATCTATTTCTTGAACAAAAACATCGTCGTTATTGACGCTCGTGCCTAATAGATTTAGTATGCGATTCTCAATCGGTATATCTATTCGAAAATCTTCTTTCTGTAAAACACCCTGTTTGAACAACAAGAAGAATCCAGTGTTGGGGCTTGCATTTCCTCGACCGTCTGTTCTAAAGATTAAATGAAGAGGTTCGATTGGATTAGGAGATCGCTCAAAAAATAACCCGTTATCTTCAAAATCTGGATTTACTATTTCAAAATCAAAATTTTCTCCATTTATTGTTGAACTAAATGGAAACACTCTATTTGCTGACGGATCATTGTTTAATGAATATGTTTGTGTTTTAATTCGATTTACAAGTCCTTCTTTAAGTGGTCGCCCAAATGGATTTGTTTCGCTAAAGACCGCATTTAATATTAAAATAAATTGTTCAAACCAATCGGGATTGTTTGCGTCGTTCCACCTTACAGAAATATTTGATAAATCATTTCCATTGCTATCTGTAAGTGATTGTGTTGTAGAAATCTGTGTGAGCTTAACAAGTCCTGCGGCTGCTCTATTTCTGCTTGGAATAAATGAAAGCATTCTTGCTAGACGAAGTACGGACTCACGTCTTTCGGCAGTGTCAAGAAAATTTTCTCGAGTATTTAAGTCAACTCTAAAAGTTAATGATTGTCCTAAGTATGCTAATAGTTCTATTAGCGCAACAAATTCAGAACTTTCAATCCAATCATTGAAATCTTCTGGAAAATTAATTCTAATGTAATCAACTAGTGCAGCACGAATAGTATCGAAATCGTAAGCCGCAAAATTAACTTCAGTAAATGCTCGATAGATTACCCTCCAATCTTCAGCAACGAATAAACCGCTTTGTCTTAATGCTACTCCCATTTTTAATCCTTATTAAATTTCTTCTGCTATCTGCAATCTGCTCTGGGTTCCGTGTTGTATTCTATTTCTACGATCAAATTCAATTTCAAATGTTCCAAAAGCCTTAAATGGAACATAAAAAACAGCAATATTTAATCTTATTCCGTGTTCAAATTCAAGGATATCGAGTTTATCTAATTCTACTCTTGGTTCTTGTGCGATGATACTTTGAACATCAGCAATAATAGCTTCTCTTGTTGTTCCATTAAATGGTTCAAATAAAAGATTCCAAATAATGCTACCAAATTCAGGACGCATTACTCGCTCACCTCGCATAGTAAAAAAGTGATTTAATAGATCTCTTTTAACTAAATCAATATCGGTAATTTCGGTGCCCGGTTTAATTTGATCTATTGAACTAAATCCACGAAAAAGGCGCTGTGTTGTTGTTAGTTGGCGAGCCATATAGGAATCTTTTCTCCTAAAAATAATGTACTGTTATATTTATACCTTGAATAATATACGTAGTTAATTAAGCGGCAGGATTCTTTGCAAATAGGCGAGCTTCTGCCACTCTCCTGTTTGTTAATCCCTGCAACGGCTGAAGCGTGCCGCCAACGCGGGCTTTATCCCATCGCTGCATCTCATTTGGAACTTCCTGATAGTTTCCTTCGTTTATTCTTTTTACTAAAGTGCTATTACAAAATCCAGTATTTCCTATATTAAATGCCATACTTACTAGAGCATCATATTGATTATTTGTGAGTGGTTGATTAACACAACCTCTCACTGCTGTTTCAACATTGGCAAGATCTTCTCTTAATAATTCATCGACCTCAGCATCGGTAATAAATCCATTTGCGAAACGACCAGAAGCTCTATCTGCTTCTGTTATTAAATGACCAATACCAATGGTTGGTAGGCCGACCGCGTCGAGATAAACTCGATTTTCAGAACCTTCGAATTTTTTGATTAGATCAAGCCCACTTTGGCTTATTCCTAGAGATGCAACTGGACTTAAATCACCTGCAAGAACATTTGCTACTTGAATATATTCTGGCAAATCGGCACTATTAAATCTTTGTCCTATAAGTCTTGTTGTATCGGGTAGAACTATATCATTTGGTATTAGTTGACCGAATATAGAAGCACCAGACAATATCGAAGAGTCACGAGGACTCTCAACAATTTTGCGATTTACGCCTTGTGTAGAAACATTGTGATCTATCCAAGGTTCGTGCTGTGGAACACGTGAAATAATATTAGATCCTTCGGGATATGCTGCACCTGGTTCCCATCTTCCAGAATCGCTTGCTTCGGGAGGCGAGCTTGGGCTTGCTACTTGGTATGAGGGAGGTGTTGACGGTGCATCTGATTGTGGACCAGGCCCACTATTCATAAAAACATTACTAGCTTGTTCGCGAAGATTGCCTACAGCAGTAATTCCAATTTTAGAATCAGAATTAATAGCGTAGTCTCCAGCAGCTTTTGAACTAATTTTTGCTTGACTCTCTGTGCTAATATTTCCTTGTACTAAAGTATCAAAATTCTGGCCTGCAAGCATTCTAATATTCTTTCCAGCAACTATATTAATATCTCTTTCTGCTTGTATGTTAATATCTTTTAATCCGGCCTTAAGATTTATATCACCCTTCTCGGCATGAATAGAAATATTTCCGGAGGTATAAATATCAAAATTTCCATCCCCTTTATCGCTAAGTTCTAACCATGTTCTTCCATCACGACTAATTGCATAAACAAATCCGTCTGTTTGATCAATTAGTAATTGTGCGCCTCCTTTGGTTCGTAATCTAATAAATTCACGGGGTTGAACTGGAGGACTTTGTGGATCTGAACTAGGAGGCTCACCATCATCCATAACAAACTGACTTCCATTAGGAGTTAATATTCCAAAGACTTGACTAGGTGATTCTCTTCTTGCTGAACTAGTGCTCTGTCCTCTTGCTCCGTCATTATCTAAGCCCTGTTGAAGCTTGAGACCATCTCTTAGTGGCTTAAACATTCTTCTGTCTGGATTATCTTTATTTTTTGTATTTGCTGAAACACTTAGATCAGTTTCAATAACGGGTCCAGTTTCATTAGACATTACATCGCTATCCGGTCCTTTGTGAATTGTGTCTTGGCCTACTCCAGGAATCATGTGATTTAGATCTTGTTGATATAAACAACCAAACCATATTCCAAAGTTAGGATCTCCATTGACAAATGCAATCAATACTTCGTTGCCTACATCAGGTGGAGTGAACCACATTCCGTATGATTGTCGACCACTAAAATCAGTAGGGCCAGGATCTTTTTTAATTGTATCGGGTTGTGGTGTGCGGCTGGATGCCCGTGCTTTTATATCAGCAATGGCACCAAGACCTTCAGAACTTTTTTCAGGATCTTTATGAAATTCAAAATTAAAGAAAGATGCTCCAGCAAAAGGAGAACAATATGAACAGATAACCCAATTTTCTTCTTTATCGGATTCTCCTGATAATTCCGGTATCCAAACTAAAATTCTTCCCATTCTTTGTGGATCGCGGGCGTCTCTGACAATTCCTAAATAAATTTTTGTAAGAAGAGTAGTATCAATTGCTGGTTTTTTCTCATACCATTTTGGTAGTTTTGCGGTTCGTTGTGTTTCGTGATATTCAAAATCGGGATATGCCATTTTAATTTCCTGTTAAGTTGCTTTGATTAATTACTGCGTTTATTACATCCGATTCTTGCGTTAATATATCTGCGTGTCCAATTAATTTTTGTGTAAATTTTCCATCAGAAAATTTATTCTCAACTTGTCTAATATAATAAACGCCATTAAATCCATTTTCTTTACGATCTATATTATATAATCCTGTTCCTTCAAAACTGTCGCCGCGATTATCTCCCCCGTCGTTTATTCCATTTGGAAATGCAAATGTCATTAGAATTAATGAATCTGATCTTGTTATATCTCGTGAATTAGCATCAGAAATAGTTAACCTTTTTAACACATCAGGCTCTCCTAACCAATATGGATCACCTCTTATTGTCATTTCTATCATTCTCATTTGACCTTTTTGGCCGTATATTTGATTCATAACAGCTGAAAAAAACGATCTTCCTTTTGATGCTGTTCCCTCAATGCCCGACTCGGATGAATGAAGTGTCGGACTTAATTCAGTTGCAACATTATTGTGTGCCTGATTTTCGTTTTTTGATGTATCCGGACCCGATACTCCTTGTTCTAAACGATCTAAATCTTCAGCAAAAAATATTGAACCTTTTGTATTTTGTTTTGATCTAAGTCGATCCTTCACCTCATTAAGAAGTTCTACCTCAGCATCAGAAATTATAATATCAGACTCTAACAAAAGATTGATATTCCCACCGATATTCTGAATATCAGTTTCAAGTCTAATAACGCCAGAACCAAATGTTGAAGTATCAATTTTTCGCGCGCCTGCTCTTAATGCTTGTTGTTGAAGATCTTTGGCTCTAGCGCGGATGGCAACTTCTGTGAAAGCATCTTCCGAAGCCGTTATATCTATTCTTTGTATTTCTCTTTGTAACCTTTGTCGTTCTTGGTCAAGATTGAAACCTTCTACTGCATCAGAGGCTCTTGTTAATCTACTTTCAACATCAGCAAGTTCTTCAGTTCTTGCTGCACGAAGACTTTGAGATGCATCATTCCGTGCATCTGCTGTTTGAAGAATTCTAAGATCAGATTTACTAAGATCGATAAATCCTGAAGACATTCCAAGCGCACTTCTGTTTTGCCCCTGAAATATAGGAAGAGATAAAAACCAAGTTCTGTCAAATTTAATTTTATAATCTAAAACCTCAGTGTTCAATCCAGTAAACATATATTCATATTTTTTACGAATATTTGTAACTCTTAATTGTTTTGCAAAACGTTCTTTACTTTTTCTTTCTTCTAATGAATCTTCTATTTGTTTTCTTGAAAGAATTGGTTGGAAGGTTAGATAAGGTCTAATATGATAGATATTTAACGTATTGTAAGCACGCGCCACGCCATTATAACTTGTAATATCTACAGTAGGATCTACAGTAAAAATAATTGATGGTTTTGTTGGTTCTCTGGGTTCATTTGGTGTAATATCATTTGTATTTCCGCGTTTCTCTCCATATAATGCAAGTGATTGTCCTTCAACTGTTGTTCCTATAATTTCTTGTATTATAGCTTCTATTGCGGTTCCTGTTCCAAATGTAATTCTCCATTTTCGTTTACCATCTTCACTAAAAAAAGATTCTGTTCTTTTGTTGTCGGCAATGTTTTCACCTCTAATCTCCCAAGTCGACATATCATTTATTTGTGGAACATTATTATTTTTCGCAAAATTTAATTCGTCACCTCTTGGTAAGGAGAAAGCATATTTTCTTACACGTTCTGTATCATCTCTCGCTTTCTTATTCTGAGTACTATAATTTTCATTGTTGTTTAACTCATTGGATAAATTTTTAAAAAACTCTCCTAGATCAAAAGCATCAATCTTTATATCTGTTTCCAATCTTCGTGCAGCATCACCCAGGCCTTGCTCATTAAGAGGAACTGCTGTAATAATATATTCAGTTCCGCCTTTATTAATTTCCGCTTCTATTCTTCTAAGTTTTATTTGCCAAATTCTAGTTTCTTCGCTTAATTCTCCCGTTGGGATGCCACCCTCATGTGAATTTTGACCATTATTTTCACCTTGGGTATATCCTTTAAATGATATCGAAAACCATAGAGGAACATCTTTATGATCAACAACCTCTAATGAATCGGCAGCGTTTTTCATTCTATCAAGTAATGAATTTCCATGGGGCTCAATAATTGATATTTTAAGATTTGTTGCGTAAGAATTTCTTGTTAATAATGATGGAGAGATAATAGTTTTTATATCAACATCTGTAATATTAAATCCGGTCGAACCCGTTTCTGCAATTACTACAATATCTTCATTGGATAGAGTGTTGCTGGTAGCAAGTTCACCTGTCATAAAAAGTCTAAAATTATAAGTCATAGTATCGAATTTAGTTAATATGTTATCTTCAATTCGAAGACTGTTTAAGGATGCATCAATTACTTCTTGATCAGCACCATCTTGAACTTGTTGTATTATTGGTGCAATATCTTCATTATCAACTTCGGAATCAGAAATTAAGCTAACAAAAGATTGATCGATATCTCCTCTTAATCGAGTCGCTTGCATTTCTCTTAAGGTGATTACAAGTTTTTCTTCGTCTTGTTGAGTACCTCTGATTCTATCAATTTCCGCTTGAAGTTCTTGTGATGTAATTGCAGTTGCTCCTCGCGGAGCCGTTTTAGTTTGGTCAGTTTGTGTATCTATTTTTTCTATTAGAGCTTCCGATGCAGTAATCTTAGCTCGTAATTTATTTTTAGCAGCAAGACGTTTTCGAGCAGCAACTAATTGACGGGGTTCTCTGCGTTTTCCGGCGTCAGGATTAGTAGCATTCAAATCATCAAATGCTTCGGGTGTGGGTTTCCCTTTTTCCCCAATAAGGCCGGCTCGTGTTCTTGTCACTCTTGTTGGATCTGTGCGTTCTGCTTGCAAAAGTTGAGCAGCGTTTTGTTCAGTTGTTACGTTTCCGGGTGGTTGTTTCTTAATTCTTTTTGATGTTGGCATTTTATAATCCTAGTAAACTGAAAATTCTTTGTCGAGTTGGCACAAATATTTCTATTTCGGTAACAAAATCATAAATTGGATCGATAATAGTATCCGGATTTCTTACAGTAAAAACCCACCATAAATCTGGGGTTCCATATAGCTCATTACTCAAAAGATCTGGTCGCTCATTAAATTGAGGAGATAAAACAATGAGTTCATCTGTATCATCAGCAGGAATAGATCTAAAAGTTAAAATATCTAAAAATTCTACTAAAAAGTTTCTTTGTGGTGTTGTAAAATATGGAGAATTCTTTTTGTATATAACAACCATCAGACCCATCCTCCTTTCTTAACTAGTTTTCCTGTTCTAAAATCGTTTAGATTAAAATTTCTTCTAAGACGATCGGGAGAGTTTTGAACTGTCATCGTAATCGATACAGTAAATTTTGTTGGAATCCATGCCGATATATCACCATCAACTGATTGTATAGTAAGATTATTTCCAGGTTCAAGTTGTCTATTTGTCGAAGCAGTAAATTCGTTTAAGTTTATTAATTCGTCTGATGTGCCTACTCTATTAGAGAACAATACTTCGACATAATCAATATCTTGAGGAAATTCTACGTTATATGTAGTAATAATAACCGGAACATTATGATATATAGCAGTTCCATATGCATTAAAAAGCAAAATGGGTGGAGGAGTGCCTCTAAGATTTACTGCTTCTTGACTAGTTAGATCGCTGCCGCCTCCAACACCAAAAAACATTTTTGTTACAGTTCTAAGAAAATGTATTGCAGCAACACAATATCTTGCTTCTTCTTGATTCTGTGCCGTAAACGGCCCAATAACAGTAATTTCTTTCGCAGCAACTGATTTAAAAGCAGCAAATGGTTGATTAGTATGTATTGGATCGTAATAATCATATTGAACTGTAGCGGAATCATTTATGTTCGGAGTGTATGGAAACAATAGTCCACCTGTTTCATATAATGGATTAAGAAGATTGTCTTTATCTTTCACTCCATATATTCTTTCTACTGCGCCGGGTTTTGCTGAGATTCTTGCACGGCGATCACTAAATCCAGCGGTACCGCCTTGTCCTTTAATTGGTTCTGACATTTTATTCTATTCCTAATCCTTTTCTAACTTCTCTATACAATTCTTTTTTCATGTTTTCATCTTCTCCAGGAGCAACAAGATTTACAAAATCAACTTCTTGTCCATCTCTTGCAAGCTCTCTTGCTTTTGTTGCGCTTGCACCTCCTGCACCTTCCTCATCTGGATCTCTTTGGCCTGCATCTACTACTCTAAATGTTTCAAAATTAATTGCAACTCCAGGTTCTACCTTATTCATTGATGAGATATATGGTTTGATTATATCATTAAACTCATTAACTCTGTCAGACCCTGCTACCATGTGCGCTTCCGTATACCCATTGTCAACTAACCATTTTAATACAACAAATAGTTGTCCCGTTGTCTCTACAAATTTAACTTCTGGAAAAAATGTTTTCAAAAATTTCAATTTAGTATTAAAGTCTAAAGGATTTCTTTCTCTATCTTGTGTTCTTGTTGGAAACACAAAAAAATCTGCGTTAAGACTATTAGCTAACATTTTTCCAGTATCAATTAATTTCTTATGTCCAATAGTTGGTGGATTAAATCTTCCAAATGCGAAAACTACTGTCTTCCCAATGCTTTGTTCAAGAACTTCATATAAGCGCATTTTGTTTCCAATAACTAAATAAGATTCATCAATTGTATTTATTTTTTTAATTATATGCCGTTTTTATTAAAGAATTCAAGTAATAATCCGGTTTTCTTTATCTTTTTATTCGACCTCTACTTGAAGTGTATGTTAACATTAATAAAAATTTGCATAACGCAAATTTTAAACTAAAAATTAGAGGAAATCGATAAAAATGGCAAGGGCAAATACAAATTATTTAAACAATAAGGATCTGCTTATAGAAATCCATAAATCAAAAAACACATTTTGCGAATATGAAGATTCAACTTATGCAAATTTTGATGTAATTATTTATGATTTGGATGTTCTAGTAGACGATGATGTATGTACTAACTATTTTGGTGATTGGGACATTACATATAAAGAAACTACCTCCATTAAAAAAGAAATTGAATCCAAAGTGTTAATCAAAGCTACAACAGTAGACGAATGGATATACAACTTAAGACTTAAAAAACTTGAAAAAATAAAGAAGGAAGACCCTACTTCCGATCTTGAAATTGGAGATATAATGATTGGCGATTTAGTTTTTAGGTATATGACGTTTAATCATGTGCCAGAAAATACTGAATGGCCTGAAGACAAGCTAAAAAAGAAGCCTGCTGATGGGTTTGTGAAAGTTAATTTCCCTCCTTTTCAACATATCATTTTAGAAAACGGAATGCCTAAGTGTGTTGGCCTTAGTCATTATAAAGATGGAGAATTTAATCTAGATTACGGCCGAATTACTAACGAACTCGGAAAAATGTATATGCTATTGGTAGAAAAGATTAGTAAGAAGGGAAACTGGCGAAACTATACATATATTGATGAGATGAGAAGCTCGGCTCTCGTTCAATTAAGTCAGGTAGGTCTCCAGTTCGACGAAGGAAGAGCTCAGATTCCAAATCCTTTTGCTTTTTATACTACTGTAGTGAGCAATGCGTTCAAGCAGGTGCTGAATACTGAAAAGAAAAATCGAAAAATCAGAGATGAACTAATCGAAATGGGGGGAGAAACTCCTAGTTTTTCGAGGCAAATGGAAGAAGAATATAAGACCGCTAAGGGGTTTTATAATATAAAACGAAAAAGGAATACTTGAAATAAAACTTGACTTTTTTACTCCAATTAAATACACTATATGTTGTAATTATTTGATCTTTATTATAAAAACAAACAAAAAGAAAAAATTTAATGGCTGAACAACAGTTATTTAAAAAGTTAGTGTGTTTTACAGATATTCATTTTGGATACAAGGGCGACTCTAAGCAACACAATCAAGACTGTGAAGATTTTATTAGTTGGTTTATAGAAGAAGCTAAGAGTTTTGAAGCTGAAACCTGTATCTTCCTCGGCGATTGGCATCACAATCGCGCAAGAACTAATGTGGGCACGATGAACTATAGCCTCCGAAACATCGAAAGGCTTGGTAAAGCATTCAAAAAATTCTTTTTCATTACGGGAAATCATGATTTATATTACCGCGACAAGAGAGAACTAAACTCGATGGAGTTTAGTCGCAACGTTAATAATGTAAATATTGTCTCAAAGCCTTTAAATCAGGACGGTGTAGCTATTATACCCTGGCTTGTCGGGGACGAATGGAAAAAAATCAGTAGAATTAAGTGTAAATATATGTTTGGGCACTTCGAACTTCCTAGATTTAAGATGAATGCTATGGTAAATATGCCCGAAACAGGACAACTACAGGCCGAAGATTTTATACATCCTGAATATATCTTTAGTGGTCACTTTCATAAACGACAAATACAAGAAAAAATGATCTACATAGGCAATACTTTCCCCCACAACTATTCGGATGCATGGGATGATGATCGCGGAATGATGTTTCTTGAGTGGGATAAGGAACCATTTTTCAAATCTTGGGACGATGCTCCTAAATATCGTAAACTAATACTGTCTGAGCTCTTGGAAAATCCAAATGCATGTCTTGACAGCAAC